TGTCTACGTTGCCAAGGATCACCAGACTGGAGAGAGTTGCAACATCTTAGAACTGTGTCACCGCAAGCTGGGTGGATCATTCTCAGAGACGATGAGATGGGCTCTCAAGTTCTGCGGCTTTGAGCAAATCAGAACGGTCAAGACAGAGGAGAGGGTTGAGGTGAAGGCACTCCCCGAAACTGCTCTCAGGGGAAGCGAGGTTCACAAGTACATGGTGGAGAAGCGGGGTATCAACGAGCGTACCCTTGGTAAGTACAAAATTTTTGCAGAGGAGAAGAACGGCTCTCACTGGTGGGGGGCTCCGCTCTATGATACCGAGGGTCGTTGCCGAATGCTCAAATATACGTGCATCACCCGCATTGGAAACAAGAAGCAAATCTATTCCACGCAGCCAGTATTCAACACACCGTTTGGACTGCACCTAGTTGGGGAGGATGACCGAGAGCTAATCATCTGCGAGGGGGAGATTGATTGTATGAGTCTTCACCAAATGCAGAAGGAGAGTAACATTCCGGTCATTGCTGTACCATCAGCCAGTAACCACGGGTGGATTGAGAACTGCTTTGAGATGCTGACTAGGATGGAACGCATCTACGTTGCCAGTGACATGGATGACGCAGGTCAGCAGATGTTTATCAAGCTATCTCAGAGGCTCTCAGCGGATCGCTGTTACCGGATAGAGATTCCAGAGCCACACAATGATGTGAACGATTGGCTAGTCAAGGATCACCCCACTGAGGACGATCTAAAGAAGCTCATGGACAGTGCCAAGGGCAACGAGCCAGAGGCTTTGGTGAGGCCCAACGATTTTGTGTTGCAGATGCAGGATTGTGTCACCCAACAAGAGAGGGAGAGGGAATGGAAGAACTGGTGCTTCCAAGATATGCCCCTGTCATTACGGGAGAGCGAGTTGTTCACCATCATTGGTATCCCCGGATCGGGCAAGAGTCAGATAGCATACCAACTGCTGCTTCACCTAGCCAGCACTGGCACTAAGTGCATGGCCGTATCCTTTGAGGTTCCCATTGAGAACATGATGCTCCAGCTAGGAACACAACTCCTTGGAGAGGAACCCAAGCATGAGCAGTGTGCTCAAGTTGCTGATGAACTTGGAGAGAACATCTTCTTCATAGATGACACCAACTTCCGAGACTGCGGAAATAACTGGGAGGGACTGAAAGCGGAGATCATATTGGCCAAGCAGAAATACGGGATTAACACTATATTGATAGATAGTTTTAGCTATCTTGCCCCAAAGCTTGACTTTGAACAGCAGGGTCTTATCAGTAAAGACCTAGCTAGGACAGCGGTTAAACATCAGCTTTCCATTGTCCTTATAGCTCACGCCGATGCAAAAAGTAAAGAGAACGGGGGTACTAAGTATGCCCCTACCAGCCCCGGATCTATCCTTGGCAGTCAAGAACTGTCTCAGGCTAGCCACACCATTTGCAGTATGCACCGCAACACTGCTAAGGAACTGGTCATGTCTAACGGAAGTGCTGAAGAGCAGGACAAATACAAGAAGCAGGGCGATGCGGTGTTCACCTGCTTCAAGCAACGCAACAGCGGGGTCAACTTTAGCCGCGACCTTTGGTTCGATACCAAAACCCGGCTATTCCAAACAAGCCCAATCTCTACCCTCTCACCAGAGGATGAGTATTGGTACAACGTAGACTAAAAATATGTCACAGATAAAAACCATAAAAACAGTGCGTCTCATGGGAGACGAACCAAGAAGCACACCTAACGGGGATCTCTGGGGATTCTGGTTAGAATTTGACGATGGCACAAAAGGAGTTGCCAACGGCAAAAGCAAAGCCCCTCGTTGGGCAGAGGCGGGAGCCACAGTAGAGGCAATCGACAGCACATACAAGACCCCGAAGGGTCACACCAAATGGAAAATCTCAATACCAAGAGAGATTCCACAGGACAGTCAAGGGTACACCGGACACCAGTCCAGTGATGGAACCGAGACGTTCTACAAACGACCTAACTACTCCAGCAATGGCAGTAGCGGAGTAGACAAGGGAAGAGAGATTGCCATTCAAGCTTGCATCAACCAAGCAAGCCAAGTGGCATCTCAAGACTACACGTTCAAGAGCAATGGATACAATGAACATTTCAAATACATTGTATTCCACATTGCAAAGGACTTGCTAGAAGTGAGGGAAGCTATCCAAGAGGGCCGAGATTTGGTTCCGGAGGAAGGGGCACCATTCTAATTAAACTGCGGGGGCTTTGGCCCCCGCTTTATATTATGGCACATTTCTATGAAATAAAAAAAGACTCAGGCTTCCTTCGGGATGACCTGTCCACTCCGTTCCAAGCAAGGAGGGAATCCCAGAACAGTGGCAAGGCCATCGTTGCTAGCGTAACCGAGAAGCTGAAGGTTTTTCCTGATCCATTCTTTGAAACTTGGAGGACCAAGAAAGCTATAGAGCTTAGCAAAGAACACCCGCATCTGAGTGAGGATCAAATCATGGAGATGCTCTGGGGAATGAGGGTTCACCCGAAGACAGGTGAGGAAGTGACATCTTCTTCTTGGGGAACCGAATGCCACCAGCATTTAGAAACTACCATTTGCGGGGGTCAGTGTCCCCCATCTTGGGAACCATTTGTCATGCCTTTCATTGAATGGGCAGATGACCAAGACCTAGAGGTGGTGGAAGTTGAGGGAGTAATTTCCAATAGTGACAAAGAGTTTAACACGGCAGGAACGATTGACCTGTTAGCCATACACAATGGTAAGCTTGCCCTGTTTGACTACAAGACACGGGAGGTGGCAGAGCATCAGGACATTACCCGCAAAGCATACCACAAAGATGCTATGCAACTAGCTTCGGAATCTAGGATGGTACGCATTGCCAGCTACCTAGACTATGACCCGCCAATCCACACCGTTATAATCAACACCAACAACGGAGATACCCATGTCAAGAAGTGGACTGAAGAGGCACAAGCCAAGGCACTGGATGATGCTATCAGTTGCTTCATGTTCTATGACTTGGTAAACAAGATGAGCTAACTTAATATCCGTTCGGAAGTCAGGCCCTCATGAAGTCCGAACAAACGTCAAATATGCAATGAAAGTTTGGACTGAAGCTAGGCTAAGATCGTTCATCATGTCCTGTGTTAGATCGGGAACTAGGAGATGGGCACCCAAATATCAGACGCTCAATGACGCATTTGTTGAAAGCCAGAAGAATCCCAAGACTGGCAGGATGCGGAAGATGTATCGCTGTGCTATTACCAAGGAGCTTTTCCCGGCAAAGGATATGCAGGTTGATCACATCGACCCCGTAATCCCAGAGAAGTGGGGACGCAAAACCAAGTGGCTTGGATACAACTGGAACGAGCTTCTTCCAAGATTGTTCTGTGGCAAAGAGAACCTACAGGCAGTCAGCAAAGAGGCTCACAAAATTAAGACAAAAGAAGAGAACGCTAGGAGAAAAAAGAAATGAACGATGATGATAAGTTTAAAAAACATTTAGCCCAAAGCCACAGTGCCGTTTGGAAGGTGGCCCAATACCTAAGTAATAAGGGACACCCAGTTACAGTGCCTCCGACATTCGTAACTCCCAATCACAACGACTGGAAGGAGTATGCAGATGATGGAGACATCTACATGGGACAAAGGATTGAGGTTAAGCGGCGTGGGTTTTCCTTTTCCTCAAGGGAAAGCTGGCCCTATAAAACATTTATGGTCTGTGCTAAACATTCATTTGACAACGCCAAGCCCAAGCCGTATGCCTATTTCGTTTTAAGCAAAGAAGGAAACAACTCAGCAGTTGTAATGGCTAGCACCCAAAAGAGTTGGATAGTTGATAGAGTGAAGGATAAGAGATATGATAATATGGTGCAGGATGTTTACCTGTGCCCACTAAACTTGGTTAAGTTTATATCGCTATGATTTTTAGATCTAATCCACAGCACAAAGTAAAACTGATCCCCGAAGATAGCCATGAAAGAAAAAAGTGGCCCATCTATTCTGGGGTACTGTCCCCCTTCCCTAACGCCATTGCAGCAGTGGCCCAGCAATCCTATGCTGGCAATGAGAAACATTGCGATCCCCTTGAACCTCTTCACTGGGAGCCAAACAAATCTAACGATCACCATGACTGCCTGATGCGACACCTCTTAGAAGAGGACTATGTAGCTGTGGCATGGAGGGCTCTGGCTCTCCTTGAAACTAAAATACAAAACGAGGAATATTATGGACCTGAATAAACTGAAACAAGACTACTCCAACCATTTAATTAACACGGCCACAATCGACCAAGTTAAGGAATTGCTAACATCTTCATTGACTGTTGTTGGTTGTGCAAATTTACTAAGACAACAAGCTTCCAAAGCAATAGACGAGATGACTGATGAGCAGTGCGAACAGCTTGACAAACAGCTCAATCCACAAGAGGAAAATTTAGACGGTAATCCAGATGAGTAATCTCTGGAGGGGTTTTATTCTTTTGCCTTCATTAAACCCGTCGGGGCCGAGTTGATTCTCGGCCCTTAATTTTTAGTTGACACGTTCACTCTAAAATAAGAGGG